AATTAAGCCATGCTTGCAGTTTAAGCATAGACTCTAAATAAGTGCCATAACATAAACCTCCATACATTGGTGTTGCTATAAATAAATTTGGTTTAGTTGCCACCGTAAGCCTCCGTTAGTTTTTTGCTATCATATTTTTTAACATTAGTTACTTTTACAATATTTTTGGTATCTGGTATTAATGGTGTTATCGTAACATTGTGAAGCTTTAATTTAAGGTCTTTTAACCATGAAAGTTCCGTAGGTTCTGAAGTCATAAGACCAGACCATACAAGTTTTCCTGTGCTGTCAAACTCTTCTACAAGCCATGCTATAGGTTTCATTAATAAAATACCATCCTTCCTATGTGGACTACTTTCTTTTTATTCCAAATAAATCTCATATCTATACTATCATCATGAAAATAAAGACTATTTGCAACTGGGTTAGCATACTTCTTAAATACTAATGTGTCAAGTACAAGTAATTGAGTTTCTAAAAAGATTTTTTGATCGGGTTTAGCTTGCTTACCATTTACATAGTTTTCTACTCCTATGAACTGCCCACGACTATATACAACCTCACAAGCATCTCTACCAAACCTTTTAGACCTTACTCTATTTGCAATCACATGAATAACCCCTAACTTTTCTTGTAGTGATTGTGTATTGACTTCTGTATAGACGGCTGTAGCTATACAATGAACGTCATGCTCTGTCAGTTGCATGTCCATTATGGTTTGTAAACATTATACACAAGTGGATGAATAACATCTGCACCTATAATATCTATTATCTTTTTTCTAATAGAATCTTTATGCACGTTTACTACAAAACAACATGAATCTAATAATTCGCTATTAGTAAACAACCATTTAATAGCGTCTATTTTGTTTTCAAAATTAATCTTATGATGATACTTCATATTTTTAGTACCTGATTTATTAGGTGCGTGTCTATATAAAGCATCTTCTACTGCTTGCGTTAGTATACATGTTAGCAATTTACCTTCTGGGGTATGTGCCAACACACTATTATCATCAAAATCTATAATCTCTTCCATAATGTCTCCGTATTTTCATTAGGGTAATATAAATATTTCTTACTTGCTTTTGTATTGCAAAAACAGCATAATTTGCTAGACAAACAATTTTGTATGTCATAAACAAGGAGCAAACTATGTGGACATCACCATCAGCAACTGAAATGCGTTTTGGCTTTGAAGTAACTATGTACGTTATGAACAAGTAATAACATTTAGAGAGGGTGTTCCTAAAAAGGAACATCCTCATCTACTGCTGCTTGTTTAGGCTTAACATCACCATCTTTTAGTTGTACAGATCCACTAATAAACTTACCTTTAGCACTTTCTCTAATCCAGCCACTAATTCTAAATTCAATACCATCTACGTTAGCAATACCTGTGTAATCTGGTCGTTTAGGATTGTCTCCCTTATCATTCTTAAATAAAGTAAACGTGTTTGTGTTGTCATATTCTGCCATTTTATTTTCCTTGTGTTTTATAAAAATTTGCTACTGTGCTACCTGTAAAGTTATCAGGATTACGTTTAATTAATTGACCAATAACTTTATCCAACTTTTCCATTTGCTTCTCTTGCTCTTCAATATCTAATGAATGAAATGTTTCTGCATGTAATCCACTAGACGCTTTAATTAACATTTGCCTTTCTATATCATTAAACATTACTTAATCTCCTTAAGTTTATTTATGATTGTATCTACTTCTTCCAAGAATTGTTTTACTTCTGACTCAAGCTCTTTTTGATACACTGGATCTGCTTCTATACGCTTTACAAATACCTGTAAATGCTCTGGAAACATTGGGTTATAGCTTACAAAATCGCACCACTTACGACCTGTAACCAAAAGTTGAAACTGGACTTGAGGAACGTACTTACTTGGAATATCTTGTGTCATCAATGTTTCTGTATGGGTACTTCCCATAGGACATTTAATTTCAATAATCCCATCTGTACCTACAAGACCATCTGGACTAGCACCAGCTTCCAAAGTAGGGTGTTGAATAAACCCTACTTCTTCCACTTCCCCGAATTGTTGCACATACTTTTCCCTAGCATAAAACTCTCTGTCAATACCATCTTGCATTGCTTGGTTTACATATGTTTCTTGCTTCTCTCCAGTTAATCTTTCGCTTACTAACTGAATCTTGTAGTTACGCCTAGACGCAGATTCACCACTCTTAATCTTTGCCAGTACATCAGCTACACGACTGGCTGTAACCTTTCCTAGCCGTGCTTGAAACCACTCTTCTGACCGTTGTTCCATTAGATAAAGTCCTCTGCTTTAGTATCTTTCATTTTAATAACAGCACCTGCACTAGCGTCAATAGCATCATGCTCTACAATCTCAAAAGCATTAGTCCATAAATATCTACGCAAATAAGTTTGAACTGCACCTAGATTTTGAACGTCATGGCAACCTTTTAAAGCTGCACTTGACATAGGACATTTAAACTCAATAAATTGTGTAGCATCATCCATGTCTGTAATAGTAAGAATTGCTATGTCTGTATAAAATGTTACTGTGCCACAGATGCCCACCTCATTACAAATCTCTTGAATAGTAGGTAAGAAATCACCTAACTCAAAATACTTGTATCCTGCAAATTTATTATGACCAGATTTTTTAAGGTCTGCTGTTTGTAACTTTAATCTTGCTTTCATTAATTTACTGTGTATGCTCATCTTGCTCTCCTTTTGATGTTTTTCCATCATTACTTGATCGTAATGTTGTTGTTGACTCATTTGCTTTCTCCCATTTGTCGTTATCTTTTTTAAGTTCTTTTACAAGATCAGCAAGAATAACTGATATATGTTTTAAAGAATGTGCCATAAAAAATATCCCCAAAATATTACTAAAAACCACTTTACCACAAAATAGAACTTTTGTGTAAACTTTTTTTGTAGTCTGTCGTTAGTAATAATTCTCATAAATCTATCTACTTTCATATCTACTCCTAAACCAGAACAGTCACTATACTCCTAGTCAATTTTTATGTCAACAAGTATTTTAATGGGGGGGTATTTATCCGACTTTTATATTAGTTGACTATAATTTTTATACATGTTAATATGCCTTTACGTTAAATAAAGGAGATAAAAATGACGTATCAAGAGGCTGTTTCATACTTCAAAACAAAATACCAAATGGCAAAAGCATTAGGGCTAACAAGACAGGCTGTGCAGCATTGGTCTAAAAATTTAGATAAACCTATTCCAGAGTTGCGTGCATATCAAATTAAAGATATTCTAGCTAAACAATCTGGAGGTACTACTAATGATGCCTAGAAACTGGAAAAAATTTCAGCATTATAACAATAGATGTCCGCCTTGGATTAAAGTGCATAACGATCTATTAAAGAATCCAGATTGGTTTGCATTAAAAGATAGTAAAAGTGCTTGGGTTTTAATAAATATTTGGTTGATTGCATCAGAAGATGTTGATGGAAATTTACCAGATAGCAGAACGCTAGCATTTCGCTTGCAAATGTCAGAAGATGAATTGAATAAACATTTATCTGTATTAAATCAATGGCTTATTGAGAATGATAGCATCATGCTAGCATCGTGCAAGCAAAGTGGGGTTACAGAGACAGAGACAGAGAGAGAGACAGATATACATGTCAGTAGATTTAATGATTTTTGGAAAGAGTATCCAAGTAATAGAAAAGTAGGTCGTAAGCCATGTGAAACAAAATGGAAAAGAAACGGTTTAGATAAAATTGCAGATAAGATCATTACTCATGTTAAAGAGATGAGTAAAACTAAATCATGGATAGAAGGATTTAATCCTTCACCACTAACATACATTAATCAAGAAAGATGGGAAGATGAATTGCAAAAAGTTAGGAATCCGTGGGATGGTGCTAAATGAATATAGGTGACGCATTAGAAAAATTAACAGTCAATAAGGAAATTATAAATGAATATTATAAAGGTGAACATGCAAATGCAGAATTTCTTGTTAAGAGTACGGATGTTTTTACTGACTCGGTTGTTCGATATTTTAATTCTGAAATACACTCTGGCAAATCGTTGGGCTTCGTTAAAACGGAAGATGACTTTAAAATAAGACCTGCTGAACTAATTTCCTCTTTCCCCCTTTCATCCTCC